TGGAAGAAAATCTACACCAGGCTGAGTGGCGCCTAGGACTGGATCAGAGTGATCCTGTCAACCCTCCAATGGAATTCCTACGGAGGAACCAGCTTTACCTTGATCTAAGGAGAGACTGGTTCCAGACCCTACCGTCCGGTCCGACACCTGATGCTAAATGCATTCAGGCTGGTCGGACCGGCGATTGGGCGTTGAAACTCGTTCACGCATCGATAACTCGTGCGCGGAAGATTTGTGAGGTCTTGCTTTCCGCACTCTATGTTTGCCGCTACCCCCACCTTGATCGGTTGGAGTGGCGCCAGACTATGGAGCGTTGGTTTGTTCTTGATCTCTATGGTCTTTCGATCGCGAATCTTAAGTATCACTGCGTTTGGCTCTCCAATAGGCTTCGAGACTGTCCAGTCGACCGATCTTCTAAGATCGTCGAGTTGGATGGGATCCTGGTCGATGGGAAGGTCCGACAATGGATGCTGAGGAAGCTCGATCGCGGGACATGGCAATCGTGGAAGCTGAGTGAAACTCTTTTTCAAGGACTTAAGCGTGGTTTTCCCTCAATGAGGACTACCGAGGTCGAGAAGGAAGTGAAGGCTTTTGCGGATGACATTTCCGTTGAACCAGGTCTACCCCTACCGCTCCTTTGTCGTGCTGTTCGTCGCACGGTGAAGGAGGTTTTCCCAGATGGCGTCAGTTTCTACGACGCATCCTTGGATTACTCTGTTGGTCGACGAGCCGTAATTGGTTCGAAGATTCCAGACGGTGGTGCTCTTGGTCATGTTCTCCGGCGATGTATGAAGGGAGGTCAGACCGATGGGTGGGCAGAATTTGGCTTGATTCGTTTTAGGACGCGTCGAGACCGTTTTGCCCAGCCTATCGCTGAATACGGATACACATACGACTGGGTTCTAGCCCGGCGCGCGTTCCGCGAGGTGTGTCCGATCGAGCGTCTCTTCGTTCGTGGCTCCAAGCTACTAAACGTTGAGGTTTCACCCATCTATGAGCCTTTGAAGGTTAGGACGATTACAAAGGGCGAGGGCGACTACTACTGTCAGCTTAAGCCTCTGCAGCAGCAGATGTGGGATCAGTTACAACGGTTTCGTTGCTTCCGTCTCACCGGTCAAGAGTGTGACTCTTACACCATCCAAGAAGCTTTAAATCTTCCTGGTCCTTGGTGTTCAAGTCGTATGATTGTCTCTGGTGATTACAAGGGCGCAACAAATACAATGAATATGTACCTCACAAAAGTTGCCTATGAGGCGATGGCAGCAGATCCTGTCACCCTTGCTATGTTTGAGATGTGCCTAGGCCCGCAGAAGATCAATTATTCTCGGGACGCATATGTCGTTCAATCCAATGGGCAATTGATGGGCTCACCCCTTTCATTCCCTATCCTGTGCTTAGTCAACGCGGCGATCGGTCGCGCTGCCTTTGAGCGTACTTACGGACAGCGTTTCCGTCTAGATCAAGTACCTATGTTAGTTAACGGCGACGACTTTTTGGCGAGAATGAACCACCGTGCCTACGGGTGGTGGGACTTTTTAGCTAAAGAAGCTGGCTGGGAGCTTTCCGTGGGAAAATCATACTATCATCGT